CTATAACTAGAATCCTGACGCGGATCCATCGGCCCTCGCGCAGTGTATAAGACCGATAGCAAGAGCCAGCCTATTTCCCCGAATAGAACTGAGGCTTGCGACTACAACGAATAGAAGGGTGGGTTGCTATGAGCAACAACTACTGGGAAGACGAAGACGACGATCTGGATACAGATACAGATACACAAATGGATGGAAGTGACTTACTTAAAAAGTTACGTAAAGCCAAGCGTGCAGATGAGAAACGTATCAAAGAACTCACTGAGCAACTTGAGGGATTAACCAAGGTGCAGCGTGAACGAGTTGTCAAAGAAGTCCTAGAAAAGAAGGGTGTCAACGCAAAGGCTGCTAGACTTGTTCTTAAAGACTTAGATGATGTTAACGAAGATACAGTGAATAACTGGCTCGAAGATAACGCTGATCTATTTGGAATTAAGATTGACAAGGAAGAGCCAAAGGTAAGTGAAACAGATAGAGCAGCCCTAAGGCAGCAAGATGTTCTTACTCAAAATGCTATGACCCCAGACCGAGCAGAGGATTTAAATCTTCGCATCGATAATGCAGATTCAATGGATGCATTATTAGATGTACTTCGCTCACAATAATTCCGTTCATAGTCACTTGGAGGTGACGAAATGGCATACGTATCAACAGACTCCGCTTCATTAGGCGGAACCGCTGGTGGTGCTGGTCTAGTACAGAAGGCATATGACCGTCTTCTAGAATTCGCTCTCCGTTCTGAACCACTAATTCGTTCAGTCGCAGATAAGCGTCCAGCCCGTCAAGCAATCCCAGGATCAACAGTTGTTCTACAACGCTATGTTGATCTATCAGTAGCAACTACTGCTCTGACAGAAACAACTGATCCAGATGCAGTAGCAATGTCAACACCAACCTCAGTAACCATTACTCTTAACGAGTACGGTAACTCAGTGTTGGTAACTCGTGCATTAGAGTTATTCTCTCTTGCAGATGTTGACCCTGCAATTGCTAACATCATTGCATTTAACCTTGCAGATTCTATTGACTCCGTAGCAATGACAACATTGCGTGGCGGAAGCAACGTAATCTACTCAGGTTCAACTGCAACTTCAACAGCAACAATTACTGCTGCTGCAACAATTTCATCTGCAAACCTACGCAAGGCTGTAGCCAAGTTACGTGCTAACAAGGCTGTTGCTCGCAAGGGTAGCCTATACTGGTGTGGTATCCACCCAGAAGTTTCACACGATCTTCGTGCTGAGACAGGTTCTGCAGGATGGTTGCTTCCTAACCAATACGGCTCTGCACAAGACCGTATCTGGGCTGGAGAAATCGGAACATACGAGGGTGCATACTTCGTAGAGTCTCCACGTCTATACAACGCAACAGATGGTTCTTCATCTGCTCGTGTATACCGCACAATCCTAGCAGGACAGCAAGCATTGGCTGAGGCAGTTGCCGAAGAGCCACACGTAGTTATCGGACCAGTAGTTGACCGCTTGATGCGTCACCGCCCAATGGGTTGGTACGGCGTATTAGGATTTGCACGCTACCGCGAAGAGGCACTATACAGAATCGAATCAGGTTCTTCAATCGCTTAGTTGATTGACGGTAAGACACTGTTTATACGGCGAATACGTTGCAGTGTCTTACAGTAAGTTCATTAAGGAGAACAATGGCAGATTATACATTTACAACACCAGTTGTAGAAGAAGCACCTATTGGAAAACATAGACTGTTTTATTTCTATAAACTAGATAAAGGTGTAAGCATTGCCAAAAGTGGCGGAACTTATTCTAAAGTAAGATATATACTAGATGAAGATATAGCCGACTATGATGAATTTTATCGTGGTGGATATGAACATACAGTAGATGATACTACAAAGGCTGCATTAATAGCAGCAGGTTTAGGAATTACTGAGGCTAACTTTACAGCAGTATAGGGGACAAATGAAACACTGGGAACATCATCCAGAACCAATTGATGGATGTTTTGGATGCAAGGGTTTAAGTCTTCAGATGAATACTGGAGATGCTAAAAGAGATATACCAGATAAGAAATGGAACTCTGAGTTACAGGCATATAGAGATGCTAGAGCACAGGGGATACAACCAGCAGGAACAACTATGCGTCACGTACAGGAAGCGCATAAAGCATCAGAGATTTTAGGCAAAGCGTATAATGCGGACACTATGCCTAAGACTAAAGATATAACTCAAAAAGCCGCAGCCGTAATGAAAGAGATAGGACAAATCTAATGCCAAAAGTAGGAAAGAAGAAGTTCCCATATACCGCCAAAGGCAAGAAGGCTGCAAAGGCTTATGCTAAGGGTGAGAAGATGGAATCAAAAGCAGAGAAGATGATGGAAATGCGTAAGGGTATGAAGAAGATGGGCAAGAAGAAGTAATATGAATACCCCTAAACCAACACCTAAACCTAAGAAGTTAACGGATAATCAAAGACGTGAAAAGGTTCTTAGAGATTTTGGTATGACAATATCTGATACAGGTATGGCTGCAGCCGAGGCTGCTGCTAAAAAAGCAATTGAGAAAAAATACCCAGGAATGTATATACCTGAAACTCGTATTGCTCGTAGACCAGGGACAAGATAATAATGAAAAAAGCAGCAGCAAAGAAAAAGATTTCCAAGGTTATGAAAGAGTATAAGGCTGGAACTCTTAATATTGGCAAGTCAAAGAAGATGGTAAAGTCTAAGAAGCAGGCAGTTGCTATTGCCCTATCTCAGGCTGGAATGTCAAAGAAGAAAAAGTAATGTCATCGGGTCAACGTAAGCGTCACGACGGTTGGAATAAATCAATTATGCGGGACGGTGTAATTGTTATTCTTCGGAAGGATGGGTCGGAAAAAGTCCGCCTTGACCCTAAGACAAAAGAAGTAGTTAAGGGGAGCAAGTGAAAGATTCAAGATTAAAGAGAGCGGGAGTATCTGGTTTTAACAAACCAAAACGTACTCCTAATCATCCAACCAAGTCACACGTAGTAGTGGCTAAAGAAGGTAGTCAAGTAAAGACTATTCGATTTGGACAGCAAGGTGTAACTGGGGATAGAAAACCTACTGCTAGACAAAAATCATTTAAAGCACGTCACGCTAAGAATATTGCTAAAGGCAAAATGTCTGCAGCGTACTGGGCAGACAAGGTTAAATGGTAATGTCTTATACTAATCCTGAACTTAGGAATCGTATTAAGAATCGTATTATGGCCAGTTCTAAAGGCGGCAAGCCTGGACAATGGTCTGCTCGTAAAGCCCAACTTGTAGCATTGGAATATAAAAAGTCCGGTGGTGGTTATTCAGGTAGTAAGAGTAGCAAGCAAAAGTCTTTATCTAAATGGACAAAAGAAGAGTGGGGCACCAAGTCTGGCAAACCTAGCACTCAGGGCAAGAAGGCTACTGGCGAAAGATATTTACCTAAGAAAGCAAGAGAAGCATTATCCTCATCTGAATATGCAGCAACTAGTAAGGCTAAACGTGAGGGTATGAAAAAAGGTAAGCAGTTTGTAAAGCAACCTAAATCAATAGCAAAGAAGACAGCAAAGTACAGATAGGGACACTGGGGACTATGAGCAAAAAAGATTCTGTGGCACTAGTATGGTGTGATAACGGAATGGTAGATGGCAAGTTTATGCAAGGCGTAGCAGATGTAATGTTAAAGTCTGGCGTAGAATTTGCTACAACATTACGCAGCCAAGGCAACCAAATTGCTAGACAAAGACAGACAGTAATTGATTACTGGTATGATAAGACTGATTACGAATGGCTACTATGGGTAGACTCAGATGTAGTAATTAGTCCAGAAAAGTTTAGATTATTATGGGATAACAAGGATGTTAAAGAACGTCCTTTAGTTACTGGAGTATATTTTACTACAGATAATCCTGAGGAACCTTTAATGATTCCAATGCCCACAGTATTTAGTTTTGTTAACAATGGAGATGGTGGCTTTGGATTATCCAGAGTACATCCACTACCTGAGAATAAACTGATTAAGGTAGATGCTGCAGGGTTTGGATTTATCCTAATGCACCGCAGCGTAGTTGAGAAGGTAAGAACCGTAGCACCAGATGGACAGGTGTTTATGGAGATGGGTAGAGGAACTAAGTTTATAGGCGAAGATATATTCTTCTTTGCACTATGCGATAAGGCAGAGGTTCCACTCTATTGCCACACAGGAGCCACTGCTCCACATATGAAACGTTTTTCATTTGATGAACATTATTACAAGGCATTCTTTGGTAAACCTAAGGAAGAGCCTAAGTCAAAACTTATCACCCCTGATAAGAAAATCATTACACCTAGATAGGATAAACAATGGCACTTGGTAAAGCAGGTAGTAGTTTAACCGCAGAACTTAATCGTCTTGCTGGTACAACTGGATTAGATGAGCAAGGGGCAGCAAATGCCTATGCTAGCACTACTGGACTTGCCACTGTTGGTGCTTTAAATATCAAGGCTGAGGCTGGACGTACTAGAGATAAGTTTAAAGATATTGATGGAATCTGCAATGAACTTGCAGGCACTACTGGCCTAGCAGCACCTGCTGCATTACGGAGTATCAACGCCTAATGACAACTACATTAACAGATTTAATCAATGAGGTTCAGATTAACCTTGCTGGATATACTTACCAACAAGATAGAGCAACTCACTTAACTAGTGCAGTGACTACTCTAACATCACCATCTACATCTCCTACTGTATTATCTTTAGGCTCTACTGAAAACCTTGGTAAAGGTGTAGTTGAGATTGATGAAGAGTTGTTGTGGGTAGATTCATTTGACCGTGTTGCTAACACAGCAACTGTATCCCCTTATGGTCGTGGCTATCTAGGTACTACTGCTGCTACACACACAGCAGATACTAAGGTTACCATCTCACCTACATTCCCACGTTATGTAATTAAGAAGGCTATCAACGATACTATTAATGCTGCTGGCTCTAGCATATTTGCAGTTAATGTAACTACCTTTACATTCAATGCTGCTCAAACAACCTATGATTTTGATGGGTTAAATATCCAAAACATTCTTTCAATTATGTGGCAATCAGTTGGTCCATCACTTGAATGGATTCCTGTTCGTCGCTGGTCTTGGGATTCTAAAGCAGATGCTACAGCATTTGGTGCTACTTCTCAAACAGTAACTATTGGAGATTATATTACTCCTGGTAGAACTGTTAAGGTTGTATATGCTACTGACCCAGTTCCATTTACTACTAATGCTCAAGACTTTGCAACACAAACTGGACTACCAAACTCTTGTAAAGATGTAATTGTATTGGGTGCTTCTTATCGTTTGCTTACTTACCTTGACCCTGCACGTGCTGCTCAAGTTAGCCCACAGGCAGATGAGACAGATAGCAAACGTCCTTATGGTGCTTCACAAACTGCAACAAAACAACTATACGCCCTGTATACACAACGCTTAAATGAGGAAACTCAAAGACAGCAAACTGCATATCCAATTCGAGTCCACTACAGCCGATAGGTAAATAAATGACAACACGCAAATACTCCTCACGTTCACAACAGACAACACTGTCTGCAGCATTAACTGCTGGTGGTACTACTGCAACAGTAGTATCAGGAACTTCATTACTAGGTGGTGCCACGATTTCATCTGGCCAAACCTTTACGGTGGTGATAGACCCAGATACAGCGCTTGAAGAAATTGTAGATGTAACGGCGGTCTCGACCAACACTCTTACTATTACTCGTGGTATTGATGGCTCAACTGGCGTAGCCCACTCTGCTGGTGCTGTAGTACGGCATATGGCAATTGGTAGAGATTATCGTGAAGCCAATACACACATTGAAGCATCTTCAGGAGTACACGGTTTAACTGGTTCCGTAGTGGGAACTTCAGATACCCAGACTCTTACTAACAAAACAATTAGTGCAGCCGATAACACACTTACTGGTGTAGTTACTTTAACTGGCACTCAGACACTAACTAACAAGACTTTAACTAGCCCAACATTAACTACTCCAGCATTAGGAACTCCATCTGCTGCCGTGCTTACAAATGCAACTGGATTACCAGTATCAACTGGTGTATCTGGATTAGGTACAGGCGTAGCAACATTTCTTGCTACCCCATCTAGTGCCAACCTTGCTGCTGCAATTACAGATGAGACTGGTTCTGGTGCTGTTGTATTTGGAACTAGCCCAACAATTTCTAGCCCAACCATTACTGGTACTGGTGCTATTGCAGGTACCTTTACGGGTAACTTAACAGGTAACGTAACAGGTAACGTATCTGGTACCGCAGGTAGTGCAACAGGTAATGCTGCTACTGCAACTGCTTTACAGACAGCCCGTAACTTCCAATTAACTGGAGATGTAGAAGCCTCAGCCGTATCCTTTGATGGTACTGGCAATGTAAGCCTAACTACCACTATTGGCACAGGTGCTATTGTTAACGCAGACGTTAATGCATCTGCTGGTATTGCTTACAGCAAGTTAAGCCTTAACAGTTCTATTACCTCTGCTGATATAGTAGATGGAACTATTGTTAATGCTGATATTAATGCTTCTGCAGCAATTGCACTAAGCAAGTTAGCAACCGACCCACTGGCTCGTGCTAACCATACAGGTACACAAACCGCCTCAACTATTTCAGACTTTGACACACAGGTAAGAACATCTCGTTTAGACCAGATGGCTGCACCTACTGGTTCAGTATCTCTAAACAGCCAAAAGATTACAAGCCTTGGAACTCCTACTACATCTACAGATGCAGCAACTAAAGGATACATTGATACTGAGATTACAAATCTTATCAATGGTGCTCCTGGCACATTAGATACTCTTAAGGAGATTGCAGACCAGATTCAAGCAGGCGGTACATTCTACGATTCAGTACTGTTTAAATCTGGCGGAACAATGACTGGCAACCTAACCCTTGCTGGTGCTCCATCCTCTAACCTACACGCTGCTACTAAGTTGTATGTAGACGATGTGGCTGGTTCTGCAACTGCTGCTGCAGCAAGTGCAACGGCTGCTGCTGCTTCATATGATTCCTTTGATGATAGATACTTAGGTGCTAAGTCATCTGCCCCTACATTAGACAATGATGGCAATGCACTTTTAACTGGTGCTCTATATTGGAACTCAGTATCTAATACTATGTTTGCTTGGTCAGGTTCTGCTTGGGGTTCAATATCTTCAACTGCAGAAATCTACCGATATAAGTTCGTAGCATCAGGTGGAGAGACTTCAGTATCTGGAACAGATGCTAATGGCTTAACACTTTCATACCTTGCTGGCAAAGAGCAAGTATATCTAAATGGTGTTCTATTGGTTCGTGGTACAGATTACACAGCATCTAATGGAACGAGCATTACATCTCTTGCAGCCCTTGCTGCTAGCGATATTCTTGAAATCATTACCTTCACAGCCTTTGATTTAGCAACTGCAATTTCTAATACATTATTTGATGCTAAAGGTGATATCCTAGTAGCAACTGCTGCAGATACACCTGGCAAGTTAACAGTAGGAACTAACGGACATTACTTACAGGCTGACTCAACAACTGCTACTGGACTTAAGTGGGCTGCGGTAGATGCTCTACCTAGCCAGACTGGTAACTCAGGAAAATATTTAACAACAAATGGAACTGCTGCTTCTTGGGCAGTAGTTGATACTCAATCCGTCGAGGTAATGTCCTTGATGGGTGCATACTAATAACGAAAGGTAGTAACTAATGGCTACAACTTCTAAAATCCTCTTCAGGGGAGCAGCATCAACATCAAGCACAACACTATACACAACACCTTCAGCAACTACAACTGTAGTAACTGATATTGTTATTACTAATACAGCATCAGCAACTGCTACTTACGAACTATTACTTAATGATATAGTTCTAGCAAAGACTGTAACTGTTGGTGCCAACGATTCAACTATCATACAATTAAAACAACCACTAACTGCTACTCAAACTGTTAAGGGTCTAGCATCTGCTACCACCGTTAACTTTCATATCTCAGGAGTGGAGATAGCCTAATATGGGTGTATATAAACTTTCTAGTGCTGGCGGACTAGCCACACCTAGAACTAATTACTCCAGTTTTCTTGCGGGTAATCCTAAATTTGAATTTAACTCTTACGAATCTATTGCTACTACTACAGTAGGTTCAGGTGGTCAAGCAACTGTTTCATTTACCTCCATACCTGCTACTTATAAACACTTACAAATTCGTTGTATATCAAGAGGAACTATTGCTGCAACATTTACAAATGTTAATCTAAGGTTTAATTCAGATAGTTCAAGCATCTACAGAACTCATTGGCTTGATGGAAACGGTACAAGTGCATTAGGTGAAGATTCTGGTGCATCCCCAGAGATATATTTTGGAGTTGGAGTTGGAGCAAATGCTAACGCAAATGTATTCGGTGCATCAGTTTGCGATATTCTTGATTACGCTTCTACAAATAAATTTAAAGTTACTAGGTCATTAGCAGGTGAAGATAATAATGGTAATGGTTTTCTTGGTCTTATTTCAGGTTTATGGCGTAGCACTGCCGCAGTAACCCAAATAGATATTACTCCTAACTCAGGCAATTTTGTACAGTACAGTTCTTTCGCCCTCTACGGTATTAAAGGAGCATAACAATGGCTGCAGGTCCAACATACGAACCAATAGCAACAACTACTTTAGGTAGTGCGCAATCATCTGTTACTTTTAGCACAATCAGCGGAAGTTATACTGACTTGGTTTTAATAGGCAGTTACGGAACAGCAAACGGCAACTGTCCCTTAATGCAATTTAATTCAGACACAGGTTCTAATTATTCAATAACAGAGTTGGTCGGTAATGGCACTTCAGCCAGTTCATCTCGCAGGAGTAATGGTACAAGTATTGATATTGCAAAAACTGTTGGTGGTAATGGAAATCTAGAACAAAACTTTGTTATTTCAATACAAAATTATTCTAACTCAACTACCTATAAAACTGCATTAATTAGACAAAACCTTGCAACTGGTACTTATTCAGGAGTAACGGCTATCGTAGGTTTATGGCGTAGTACTTCCGCAATTACAACCATTAAATTATTAACTGATGGCGGTAATTACAATTCAGGCTCAACCTTCACACTCTACGGAATAGCGGCGGCATAATGGCAAATACATATACTTTAATAAGTTCTACTACTTTAGGCAGCACTACTGCTAGCGTTACTTTTAGTTCAATACCTCAAACTTATACCGATTTACTATTAAAAATATCGTCTAGAACTACCAATACCTCATTTGGGGAAACCATTAGAATTAGACCAAATAATTTAACTACAAATGGTTCAGCAAGAGTACTTAGGGGCTTTAGTGGAACTAGCACTAGTAGTTATACTTACTCCAGTGTATTGGCAACTAATAACTCTTTAGGTGATGGTGCAACTGCTAGCACATTTGCCTCTATTGATGTATATATACCCAACTATACTTCTAGCAATTACAAATCTTTTTCATCCGATGCCGTATCAGAAAATAATGCAGCAGACGGGCGCCAAGATATAATTGCAAGCCTATGGTCAACTACTGCTGCAATAACTTCTTTGGTACTTGATAATGATTCAACACCATTTTCTTTTACCGCTAATTCAACCTTTTACTTATACGGAATCAGAAACTCATAATCAACTAAGGAGAAACAAATGCCAAACCCAACTAAACTAATTGTGGATTGTTCCACAGGAGTAACTACTGAGGTAGAACTTACCGATGAAGAGGTTGCTCAGAGAGAGGCAAGTGCAGCAGCGTTTGCTGCAGAACAAGCAGAGCGTGAAGCAGCAGAGGCAGCCAAGGCTGCAGCCAAAGCAAGTGCTGAGGCAAAACTAGCATCACTAGGTTTAACACCAGAAGAAGTAGCAGCCCTAACTAAGTAAGGACAACCAATGACTAAAGCAAGAGATATAGCAAGCGCAGCACCTGCGCCCTCTACCGTATCTGCAACAGAGTTAGGCTACCTAGATGGTGTCTCTTCTGCTATACAGACACAGATAGATAGCAAGATAGGTTCCGCCTCTGCAATCAACCCAACTATTGTAGATGCCAAGGGTGACTTACTAGTTGGTAGTGCTGCAGATACTGTCGCTAGACTTGCGGTAGGTACTAATAATCACGTTTTAACTGCCGACTCTGCTGCTACAAATGGTATTAAGTGGGCTGCTGTTGCTACTGGTGGAATGACCGAACTTGGAACAACCACACTTAGTGGAACTTCTTACACATTTTCAGCAATTCCACAATCAGGATATAGACAACTATATTTGGAAATTATCGGACCAAATGCCTCGACTGCATTTGATTTAAATGTTGAACCACAGCAAACCGATGGAACAGGCGGTGATGAAAGTTATTTTGTTGGTCATTATTACAATGGGACTGTTGCTGGTTCTGGATATAATACTTATACCGCAGGTTCAAGTGGAGCAAAATCTAAAATTAGATTAACTTATCCCGGTTCATCACGAGCAAACTACAGTTATGCTAGCAATCATTCTATAACTTTTTACACATACTGGAATCAGCGTGCCACTTTTGTTTGCAATTCTGCTTACCAACTTGATACTAATTATCGCATTGTTTTTCATCAAACAGGCGCACTTGAATTATCAAATATTTATAACTTAAAAATAAATAGCAGTCAAACTCTTACTGGTGGAACAGCAACTTTATGGGGGGTCAAATAATGACTAATTTAACCAAGAAAATAATCAATTGTGAAACAGGTGAGGAAACAGAAATTGCATTAACCGAACAAGAAATTGTTGAACACAATGAATATTGGGCACAATATTACGCTAATCGCAATGCTGAAGTATCAGCCAAAGAAACCGCACAGGCAAAACTTGCAACACTTGGTTTGACAACTGAAGATTTAAAGATTTTGGGTCTTTAACATAATCTTAAGAAATTGTTCTACAAATATTAATAACTATTAAGGAGCACTGTGGCTGGTCGTGATATAACCGAAGGTCGAGAAGAACGTGCCATTGCTGTTGATGTTGGTATTGTTTCTACAAGCCAATACTGGCAAAACACATCTGACTCATATGATGTAGCAGTTGGTGGACAACCATTCTTCTATGCCATAAATGACCAACGTCCATACATTAGACAGACTGCACCTTACAAGAAGGACCAGTTTGATAATGGGGCAGAGCCAGGTGAGCAATCACTTACTGGCTGGTGGATTAGAAGTCAGTCATCTTTTCACGGTGGAGAGGGCATTAAGTTCTATGACCCATCTGCTGGCGAGACAGTTGCCCATAGATTTACAGACAGCAAAGGTGTTAATGTCTGGACCAAAGGCGAGGTAACTCTACTTAAGAATACAACCTCTACTCACTATACAACTGGCCCTATTCAATCTAATGGTAAAGCATTTCAACAAGCACGCTCAATTAAATATGGCACTACTGATGGCATCCTACTATGGGATGAGTATGATGTAGATAAGATTGCTGCGGATGGAACTGTTACTCATTTTATAGATTCTGCTGCAGGCACAGACTATCCTGTCTATGCAATCTGCGATGACGGTACTACCGCTTATTGGGCTACTCGTATTCTTGATGCTGGTGTAGATAAGACTGTTCTTTATAAGAAAGCCTTAACTCTTACATCTGGTGATGCTGCTACTGAAATGTTTAAGACTAGTAGCATTGTAATCAGCAAGGGTGTAATGGAGTATGTTAAAGACCGTATTGTACTTTGTATAAACAATAAGATATTTGAACTATCCTCATCTGCATCATCTTTACCTACTGCTTTGTATACCCATTCAGATGATGACGTAGTATTTACATCTATCACAGCATCTGGTCCTGCTATCTACATTGCTGGCTATAGCGGTATTCAATCATTTATCTACAAGTTTACTCTTAATACATCTGGTGTTATGCCAACCCTTACTACAGCCATTACTGCAGCAGAGATGCCAGTTGGTGAAATCATCCACAAGATTTATTACTACTTAGGCTATATGATGATAGGGACAAACAAAGGAATCCGTGCAGCAGTTGTCTCTGACCAAGATGGCTCCATTAAATATGGTCCACTAATTGTGGAAACCACTCAGCCTTGCTATGACTTTGCTGCACGAGACAGATTCGTCTGGTGTGCAACTGGTGTAGATGGTGCTCCTGGAGTTATCCGTATTGATTTAGGTAACGAGATAGAAGAATTACGTTTTGCCTACGCTAATGACTTATATGTCAGCACTATATCAGGATATAAAACAACCACCTGTGCATTTGCTGGTGAAACTAACAGATTAATTTTTGCAACTACCGCCAATAATGCTGGCACTATTACTAACAAAGCCTTGACATCTAACGTAGCAACCTTAACTACATCAGCAGCACACGGTTTGGCCGTTGATGATGAGGTGTGGGTAGAGGGCGTAGATGCCACATTTAATGGTAAGTATACTGTAACCGCAGTTGGTTCAACCACTACATTTAGTTATGCTAAGACTGCAAGTAACGTATCATCTACTGCAGTATCATCATCTACAGCATTAGTTAATAAGGTTGGCTCAATCAATATTGAGGACTCATCTACTCTTACATCTACTGGCTATGTAACTACTGGCTACATTAGATACGGAACCCTTGAGCCTAAAAACTTTAAGCGTTTACTTGCTCGTGGTGACTTTACCTATGGTTCATTAACACTTGAGACTGTAGATAAAGATGGTGTTGAGTATGACCATATCACCTATGAAGCAGGAGTAACTGCAGTTGAGGTTGGTACATCACAGCCTGATACAGCACAGGAGTATGTAGCATTTAAGTTTATTCTTAATCGTGATAGTACAACTACTAGCCAAGGTCCAGTATTTAAGGGCTATCAAGCAAAGGCTACTATTGCAACACCTCGTCAGA